CAGCAGTTGCAGCCCCGCCGTAATAGGTCATCACGGTTGCAGTTGCATCAGTGGTTGATGCCTGCAAGGTGCCGCCAGCTGGTTCCTCGGTGAAGTAAACTGACAGATTGTCGAGTGATGGCCTGGTCGTCTCATTCTCACCTCGCTGCAGCACAGCCCTGACCGTGGCATTGGTGAATCGGTACGTGCCTGGCTGAAATGGGATGAAGGTTCCGCTGTTGTCAGTGTCAATCCAGAATGCAACCTGCGGCTCAACATCATCCAGCGTGCCGGATATCTTCTGAGTGGCATTCGCGATCAGCATGGTAGCATCGAAGATCTTCATTTGACTGCCAGCAATCGTGTTCGCTGTGCTCTCATACCAGAGCCTGCCAGTCTTCTCAGTCGGCAGGTTGAATGGGAAGTCATAAGCCGCATACGTCGTGCCAGCAGTCAGGGTCAGTGCATCACTCACAATCTCCAGCGGGGCACTGACGCCCTCGTCTTTCCAGTAACTGAGTGAGCTGTTGACCGTGACGACCGAGTTGGTTGCTGAATCGAAACTGCCAGCTTCACCCTCAAACGCACCAGTATCATCAATGTTGTAGTGTGCCTTGTCGTTACCTGAGCCGATCCAGTTGCTTGAGTGCTCTGACCATCCGGCGTAGTCCCGACTTCCCGGCATCTTGCAGCCATAAGGGTCAGCCTGCTGGTAGAGCGTGCCATCAACCCATGCATCAATTGATGCCCCGGTTGTCGTGTTGCCTTTGTTCAACTTCCAGACCAGGTCGAATGCCGAATTCGTCGGAATGCTGGCCTTCGGAATCACCAGCCGAGGTGAAGCAATCGGAGCAATGTGGTGCAGCAGCTCCCATCTCTCATCGAAGTCAGCTGGTGCACGGTGCAGGATCATCAGGCGAGACAGGATTCCCTCATAATCGTCCTGCCCTCCATCATTGTTCGCCGTCCCGACATACAGGCTGCCCCCCTGGTCGACGATGCTGCCTGGCAGCACGACTGAGTCAGTATCCCAACTACCGTAGTCATTGTCATAGTCCCGGTCATCATTGATGGCCATGCAGGAAAGCGTCTTCGTCGATTCAACGTACCAGATGATGATGCGGCCAGTTGACTGAATTCCTGGTGAAACACCAACGCCGCCTGCTGGTGCAAAGTCCAGAATCGTGCCACTGCTGACTGAATCGTGTGCCTCAATCTCAATACTGTCGCCATCATCTTTGAAGGTCACTCGGAGCGTCTGTGAGACTCCAGTGCCCAGCTCCAGCACTGTGCCCTCGTAGTTGTAGCTGTCATGGAAGTCATACCGGAAACAGATCGTCCAGTCAGAACCTGCCAGGAGTGGAGCTGTGCCGGACAGGTAGGATCCACCCTGCTCAAACTTGGCACCAATCCCCTGATCGGTCGTGCCGAACTGCACCACGCCAGTCACATCACCAGTGACTGCCAGGTCGTTCGATGCAAAGTTGTCAACCCGGTTGCCACTCTGCTCAAACAGATTCCACTGACCGAACATGCTGGTCGTATCAGTTGGCTCATCCAGGATCGGCTCAACGGTTCCGCAACGAATAATCAGATCACCTGCAGAGTCAAAGCAGGCGAGCATGCCAGCACCCTGATTCTCACCTGATCCTGATGCACTCAAGATGAGCCCCTCGGCAGTCCCGACACTGTTGACCGTCAGGTTGCAGTGGAACGTGGCCGCAGCAATGTTGTCCATCTCCTGCGTGACTGAGTTGGCATGCGTGATGTCGAAGGTCGTGCCATCAGGTGCAACAAAGTCAGCAGCGCGGTTGTGAGCCAGCCAGCCACCAGCAGCGCCGCTGGTGAGTGACGACCAGCCCGTTTCCTCCGTCCTGCTGAGCACACGAAAACCATTGAGCAGCGGATAGATTGTGAGGTCATAGCTGGCTTCAGTTCCGTAAGACTTTGCCCCGCTGGCAATGGTCACGAATGGCCGCACGTAGAACCTGACTGCAGTGGTTGAGTCAACTGACATCAGCCCCTGATGAGAAGGGCTGGCAACTCGTTCAAACAGATCGGACTTCACCAGCGTGCTGGTTGTTGGCCCGAATCTGATTTCGTACTGGACGTTTTCAGTGACCTCAATGCCATCCCAGGTAACCCGTACATCCTCACCAACCTGATACGCATACAGATTCGTGACAGCAGGCAGAACCTGAATGCTGGTGACGATGCTGGCAACCCGGTTGCTGACATTTCCAAGCGTGTCAACTGCCCTGACGTGATAAGTCTCAGCAGCTGCAGTCTGAACGGTTGCCGTGTAGGTTGAGGCAAAGACTGGATTCGCCAGAGTCTCAACACCTGCTGCATCCCATGCTGAGCCTCGTCTCACGATGTAACCAGCGAGGTCGAGGTCATCCACATCATCCCAATCGAGAACCACATTCGTGAAGCCTCTGCTGGCTGTCAGGTTCTCAACAGCAGGCGGCGGCGCCGTCTTGCCGATAATCTGCTGATCAGCCAGAACCAACGGGGCTGACCTGCTGGTTGCAGCCACCCCATCACCATTCATGGCAGTCACACGGAACGACCAGAATCCATCTTCGCCATTCGGAATCACAGCATGGATGCCAGCCGTCTGAACGAGAAACTCCCAGGCCGAATCATCATCAGTGCTGAGCTTCTTGAATCGGGTCTCGACCATGTATGACGTGGCCCTCGGGTCCGTGGATCGAGTCCAGCTGATGTCGATCACCACATTGACCGCGGTGCCCACTTTGTCGAGTGACTCAAAGATCGTCAGACCAGTGGCCGGCTCAAGCGGCCCTGATGGCAGGAAACTGGTCGGCGGCGTATCGAGGAAGATGTTTTCCTCAATTGCATCAAACTTCGTCCCATCATAAGTCAGGCAGGCGAATTCCCATTTGTTCGGTGCTGCTTCCCTGACTGACAGTACCCGCCATGTCTCGGGCACCAGATGAACCCCACGGTGCAGAAAGACTGAGTTCGGCTGCAGGTCTGCAGTCGGCACCTCACCTGACTTCAGCGTCACTGTGGCTGACAGGTCTGCCCCCTCGATGTTGAGTGACTCCATCGTGCCGGTAACCGTTCTGACGAGCAGGCTGTCACCATCTGATGCATCAATCTCAGAATCCAGCACGATCACACCGGGGCTGCCTGCCGTGTAGCTGACAATTCTGCCGCCTGCCCTCAATCCCTGTCTGGCTGGATCCGCAACATTGATCACATCACCTGGCCGCAGGTCTGAAAGATCGAAGCTGCCAGTGAAGGTCAGCGTTTCGTTTTCTCGATCCTCAGAGTACAGGATAAACCTGCCGAGCCGATATGCCTGCCCCCTGCTGGTCGTGCCAAATGCCACAACCTCAATCTCTCGCCAGCCATAACGGGCACGTCTGACGGGATCCTCAACGACCTCGATCGTCTGTTTGTAGTTGTTGGTCGGGTCGTTGTAGCTGACCAGTGCAGCTGAGTGTTGAGTGCGAAGTGCAGTGCCTGAATAATTGAAGTCGCCAGTGATGTTTGCCCTGGTGATGACCCGTTTCGGATCTTTCGGAGAATCAGCAACCGCTGTGACTCCAGCTGCTGACCAGAAACTCATGCCCCTGAATGTTGAGGTGATGGCATTGACGACATCGAATGCATCTTCTCTGGTGTTGATCACACCATTGAAGACGAACCGCCGTTCCTGCGTCCCATCACCGAGGCCAGTGTCAACCAGCTCGTCACAGTAGACCCCGATATCGTACAGGGCAAAGCGGTCAACCTGATCGACCTGGCTGATGAATTCACCGAGCCCATATCTGTCATTCGTCAGGATGTCAAACAGGATCCATGCCGGGTTATTCGTCCATGCAGAGTAAAACGTGCCATCCCAGATCTGATCGACTCCCATGTCAGCACCGTCAGATGCACGACGGTGATACAGGCCAGTTTCGGGGAAGTAATTCGACGGCACTTGAATGATGAGCCCACGAACGAAGAATGAGCGCTGCGGCACTCGGCCACTGAACAGCTCAGAATCAACCGTGATGGCCACCAGAGCCGAATCAGGATAGGTCAGCTGTGCTTCCTGGACTTCGGTGTAGCTGTTGACGAAAAGGTCTTGCTGCTTGCTCGCCTTGTCACTGTCCGGAGTGACCCGCTCAACCTTGAAGGTCAGCGGAAATGCCCCCTTGTCACGCAGATTGATGTAATGCTGCCGCTCATAGATGCTCGTATTCTTGCCAGTGATCGTGTCATCAATGATGGTGGTGAATGAGCCACCAAATGGCTGCACCTTGACTGTGAACTGCAGGGTTGAGGCCACCAGGCTGCCAGAGCTGATCTGCTCATATAGCGCCGGAATTCTGAGCTTCAGCCGGATTGCATCAACATCATCATCAGCAATGATGAACAGCACCGGGCTGGCGTCTTCGACTTCCTGATTGACGGTGATTTCAGATTCGACTTCAGGGAATTCTGGAATGACAGCCTGGTCAGGCAGGCCAGTCCGCTCAGTCATCGTGAGCCCGTCATAGTTCAGATTCCCGGTGGAATCCATGACGGGGATGTTGTTGAAGTAAACAGCCTTGAGCGGGTTGTCTTTTCCCTCTGCCCCCTCGCCAGTGTAGAGCCCAACAATCGGCCCTTCTGAAATGAGGTCGATGACTCTGGCAACAGCGCGACTCTGCAGCGTGTTTGGGTCTTCTGTAGGCGCTGAGCCGCCGCCCTTGTCTTTCGAGACAGCAGCCTCAAACGGGCCTGGTCGCAGTGCCAGGCTGAGTGCATCCTCAATGTTCTGATCGTCTGACATCGTCTGCCCCTGGTCTGGTCTTCAAGTGTCCGGCAGAACGATAACCGATTGTCAGGCAGAAATGTCCTCGATGTTGATTCCACCCTGAATCAGCACGCTCCCTGTTCGCAATTCACCATAGACGAGCGGAACCGGACCGCCTTGCTTTGTCGTGTTGACAGCCCCGTCAAAGATGAATGACGGCCTCGAATCTGGTTCCTCTCGGTCTCCCGGTGGGTCTGGCTGCAGGGCTGAGCTGATGAGATACAGAACACCCAAAAGCAGCACGCCCTTGAGCAGAGCACCGAAACCGCCAAGTGCTCCGAGTGCTCCAGCACCAGCTGCCCCTGCGCCAAATGCACCCCCGAGCGGGATGCCCAACGGGGCAAAGGCAGCACCGACAACTGGCAGGCCAGCAAACAGGCCGAACAGCCCTTTCAGGTTGCCCTCAATCACTGGCTCAATGTGAATCTCATCTGCCGAGGTACTCATCCAGACCTCGTCATCGTAGAGCAGCACCCTGTCACCGCAACGGAATTCAAACATCTTGCCCTGAATGGCCTTGATGAATCCTGGAAAGTTGACCTGCATGAGCCTGATGGCTTCAGCTGGCCCGCTCACATCCATCCTGAACTGCGGCCCGAATTCAGTTGCCAGTGATCCGTGCAGAAATAGCGTTTTCATGATTGAACCCTGTCGAGAATTATTTCAGGCCGGGCTGATGGATCTTCCATGTGATCCTGATGCCTGGCACAGTGGCTAACAATGCCCAACCAACGCCGAATCGGCTCCCTGCGTGACAGCCTGCCATCACCATCGAGCTGATGCAGAACCATGTTGTTGCCGAGCACCAGCCCGCAGTGATTGACCACCGAGCAGCCTACACGGCCAGCAACGATGTCACCTGGCAACAGCTCTGACTTCTGGATGCTCACGAAACCTGAATCAATGATGCGCTCCATGCTGAACAGGTTCTGCGGTGTATTGTGAGGCGGCTCGGCTTTGAACCAGTTGTTGTCTCGGGGCACGTTGTGGATCTGAATGCCAAACTGCCCACGGTAGACGTCCCTGACCAGGCACCAGCAATCACTGACCCCTGATACGAACTGCCTGCCGAGAAGCGGCTGAATCGGCAGCTGGTCACCGAACCACTGGATCGGCGTGACAGCTTCACCATCAGTGGCAATGATCCCATACGGGATGCCTGCTGCCTGCTGTGAAGCCATGTCGAGCCTGCTCGGCTCAGTTGATGCATCCTGCGTGTGACTGTGAATGAATGCCTCTGCTGGAGTCCTCGGCAGCAGTTCTGGCTTGTAATTTATCAGCGGCTCATCTGATGCATTCTCGATGCCAACAAATTCACCATTGATGACAAATCCACCAGCCTCATGCGGGAACCGGTCTCGGCACCATTCCTGAGCGTCTTTCGCTAGATTCTTGCTGCTGGTGAATGTGCAGGCTGCAATTCTTGCGAGTTCACTCATGGCACCACCTTGCAACCTGTCAGAATGTAGGTTTTGACCAGCTGCAGTGATTCATCTTTCGTGAACCCTTCAGCCTGGCACTTAACGTACAGGCTGTGCCAGAGCGGTGGCAGCATGTTTGAAACTTCGGTCGTGGCCTGCTCCACCTGCTGCAGTCTTTTCATCTGCTCAGCGTCGTGCATCCTTCTGTCGTCGAAACCAGTATCTCGGTCATCAGCCATCTCATCACCTCAATCAGTAGCCCGGCAAGTCTACTGCCGTCGGATACGATCGACGGCTGGGAATCCCCAATACGGTAACGGCAGACCGGCAGCCTGAAAACGGATTTTGCAGTCACTCAGCTTCTTTCCGCAGGCATCCTCTGATGCTCCACCAGTGGCTGTGATCCCAGCAGCAGTGAAGAATGGCCCCTCAACACCGCCCTGCACATCATCTGAGCCAGCCCACGGACACGTCACATCCGAATAATCGAACCCGCCAGTGAGTGGATCGTAGACCCGATACCGCTGGCTGCAGAACCCTCTGACCACCTGACGGGATGGTAACTTGCGGCCATCCTGGTCAATTGCAGCGCTGAGCTCGAACTCAACCAGCTCTGCATTCTGATTGACCTTTCGCTCAACCTGATAGATTTCCTTCGTAAAATGCTTGTCCGGGTCAGGCTCTGATCCCTGCGGCGCATCCAGGAACCGCTCATACGTTTTCCATCTGGTGATTTTCGCGCCGAGCGGGTCACCGAGGTTCTCGATGATGCTGCTCATCAGCAGGGCAACGTTGCTGATCTTGAATGTCGGAGTCGGCAGGCTGCCCTTGCCGGTGTATTCCCAGCCTTCAGCCATCACTGGAATCGGAACATACAGGTTGCCCCGCCAGACCAGAGTTGCGTCAGATGGTGCCCCTGCATAGAAACGATACACCCCGCCACCGATGTTTGTGGCATCAAAATCAAACATCTCAACGACTGGATCACTTGAGAGTTTCTGCTGCTCTTGAGCCAGTTCCGTCATTCTTCAGCTCCGTGGAATTGCTTGAACGTGACTGAGAAGTCAGCGCTGTCAGCCTTCTCGTTGGTGACGTCATAGTCACCTTCCTGAATCCAGAGCTGTGAAGTTCCGAATGGTCGCGTCCAGTAGAACGGCCTGACCTCTGGCCCGAGTGCCTGCAGGAAGGCAATGATTGCATCAATGTTCGTTCTGGAATCGTTTGGCCGGCGGAACTTGTAACGGTCAGTCTGTGGAACGAGGCCGAGCTGTGCACGCTGCTCATAGCCATCATTGAACTGCACCTTACGGACATTCGATTTGCCCTTCAGGCCACCAGAGCCCTGCCATGCATCCCATGTGAATGTCGGTGCTGCCATGTCAGTGCCTCAGAGTTTTGATCGTCACGAATACCATCCAGCCTGCGGCAAAAGGCCAGAACACCCCAACCTTCAGAGACTCCATCCAGTTGAGCCGGCGGGCTTCCTGTGACCAGACAACGTATTCGGCAAAGCACTGGACGAGCAACCCTGCAATCCCATACCCCAACAGCCAGAGCATCATCAACCCCCTGTGCGATTTCGACCAAAGACAGCGCCGCTGCGTTCTGATTTCACAGCCATTTCCGTCCATAGTCGTCGAACAGTCGCCTCAATGTCCATTGCAGTCGATTCACCACCCTCGCTGCCACCACCTTCAGAGTTAACGATGATGGTCGGAGCAAACACCATTGAGCCTGACCCGCCACCCTGCACGACTGGCATCTTTCCAGTTGAGTTCGTGTATTCCAGAGCAGCTCGATTCTTCTTCGTTGATTTTGCGTTCATCACAAACTCGCCAGGGCTGAGTCTAGCCAGCTGGTTGTCTGATGTGCTCCCACCAAACCCGCCCACGATCCCACCAGTGGCAAAGCCAGGCAGGTTGCTGCCCACGAAACCACCCTGTGAGAATCCAAAGAACCCGCCGAAGATGCCGCCGAAAAACCCCATGAGCGGCTTGATGATGAGCATCTGCACGACCATCCGGGCAAGGTCTGCAATGATGCTGTTGATGAGTGACTTGAAATCTAGCTTCCCGGTGGTGACGAACTGAGTCAGCGCTGATTCGAGGCCACCGAACGCATTCGAAAACACATTGTTGATCTGCGTGCCGATGTTGGTGGTGTTCTGGCCGAACTGCTGAGCAGCTGCTGAGCCTCTGTTGAAGTTCGTGGTGGCAGCCTGCCCAACGTTGTCCAGCTCCTGCTTCAGCTGCTGCACCTTGAGTTTCGCATCTTCCACCTGACGGATCTGTGCTGCCAGTGCCGGGCTAACCGTACCACCATTTCCTGCAGCGTTGGCACCAGCGCCGAGCAGATTCCCGAGTGAGCCTGAATTGAAACTGATATTGCCGAGGATTGATCCGAGTGCCCCTGACAGGCCACCTGAGAATGCAGTTGCAAATGCCTGAGCGGTTGCTGTGCCAATCGTGGCTGCCCCGCTGGCAAATTTCAGCTCAACCTCTGCCAGAGCCAGGTCTGCAGCTGACTTGAGGAAGGTGCTCACCTGGCCGAACAGCGTCTGTGACGCTTGAGCAATCGCCTGCGTGCCCTCTGCCAGTGACAGTGATGCCTCTGCCTGAACGGTCTGAGCTGCATTCGATGTCTGCTGTTGCAGTGCTGCAGCCTGCTCCTGAAAGGCAATAATTTCAGCGAACAGGGCAGTCCCACCACCGACGATGTCTGAGAACTGTTGCAGAATTGCTGCCTGCTTCTGGAGTGATTCAGCCTCGGCAATCTGACCGTCATCAGCTCCATTCTTCCGCAGCTGATCAATCTGCCTCTGGTTGTTAGTCTGGCCGAACAGTCGAACCTGCTCCCTCATGGCTGTCAGGCTGCGCTCAACTGCAGCTGATCGGTTTCGCTCTGCAGCAGCAGCTTCCTCAGTGGCTCGGGCATTTTCTTTCTCGGCATCAATCAGCCCCTGCAGCTCTTTACGTTTATCCATCAGCAGGCCGACTGCCTCGAAGTTCGACTGATCGAACTTGCTGGTCAGGTCTGCATCACCCTTTGCCAGATTGAACAGCTCGATCTGCCGAGTCACTTCCTCAAGTTCAGCAGCAACCCCGCCGGTGAGATTGTCAAGTTCCTCATTTCGGAATCGCATTGCCTTGCCGAATTCTTCACTGCTGATGGCTCCTGCTTCTTTTGCGCGATTCAGCTCTGCGATCCGCTTGCTGATCACGCCGATTTTCGCTGCAGTGACGTCAGCTTGAGCGCCTGCAATTTCCTCTGGCAGCAGGCTGAAATCTTCGGTGAATGACTTGTCACGCAACTGCTGCACGATGTTTTTCGCCACTCCCAGCAGCTCGTTCTCATCCAGCTTTCGACCCAAATCCCGAGCAGCTTCGAATTGCAGCTGCTCCCGGTTCAGCTCAGCATAAATTGCAGCAGCTTCCTTCAGCGGAATCAGGTTGTCGGCAGTTGGTTTCTTGAGAATGTCACCGATTCGGCCTGCATTCCGTGCCACTTGAGCCATCGTCTTCTGCAGGTCAGTGGCAACGAAATCCATCTCCCTCAGTCCAGCAGCACCATTGATGAATTCTGCCGAGATTTCCTTGCCTTCCTCTGCAGCAAATTCCAGCCCCTTGACGAGTGCATAGCTGGCTGCCACCAGAGCCCCGATTTTGACCGCAGCAATCCCGAGGCCTGCTGTCAGGGCACCTGTCCCTGCAGTTGCTCCACCGCCAGCCAGCAGCGCTGAGACGGCTGCTGATGGTGCCCCGCTGGCAACTGCAGCAGCTGCCCCTTGAGTTGCTGAAAGGCCGAGCAGCGCAACCCTGAGCGACTTGACCAGGGCGATGCCCCTGCCGAGAGTCCCGATGAACAATGTCGCCTGAGTGACGAGCGAATTGAATGCTGTGATTCCAGCCACTGTGATCAGCAGCGGAATGAGCGTGTTGAGATTCTCCGAAATAGTGATGATGGCCTGACTGAGAAATCGGCTGACCCCTGTGGCCTGGTCAACCTCCCCGATGTACTGCGTGACACTATTTCGCAGCACATCAAATGCCTGACCGATCGTTGCCACCGACTCAGCATAGGCTGCATCAATCCGGCCAGCAGCGCCTTCCAGTGCTGAAATCACAACGTCACCAGTCAGCTTGCCCTGCTCGGCAAGTCCACGCAGCTCGCCTCTGGCAACCCCCAGGCTCTCGGCAATGATGTCTGCGATGATTGGCAGCTGCTCCAGCACGGAGTTCAATTCCTGCCCTCTGAGCGTGCCTGAACCGAGCCCCTGTGACAGCTGCCTCAATGCACCGGCTGACTCCGCTGTCGTGGCCCCTGAAATTGCAACAGCTTTTGTGACCGTCTCAGTGATTGCCAGCAGCTCTGACTGTGACTTGCCGAGTTCTTTGGCTGCCCCTGAGAGTCGGGCATAAAACTCAACCGTTCCCTGCACAGCCTGCCTGCTTCGGTTGGAAATCTTGAACAGCTCTGACGTCACCTCATTGAGTTCCGTCTGGCTTTTCGTGACTGTCTTGAGACGGTTCTGCATGGTCGTGTAGCTGTCAGCCAGCCGAGTGACTTCGCGCACAACTAGAGCTGCCCCGATCCCGCCGAGTGCTTTCTTTAGCAGACTCGTTGACTTGCCAGCCTTCTCAGCTTCTTTGCCGATGCTGTTGATATCTTTCTTGACCGTCTTCGCACCTTTCTGACTGATGACGATGTCAAGTCGTTCCTGTGGCATCTGGTCTGCTCCTATCGAAGAATTCCGGGATCCGAGACGCCTGCAGGATTAGCGTTGTTTCTCAAGTCCAGCAGCTTGATTTTCTTTGCAACACGGATGCCCCGAATGATGCCCTTCTGCACGAAGTTCCGCGGTGCCTGTGCAGAGCTGCCATTGTTGAGCTCGTTGATATAGCTGACCGAATTGCTGATGAAGATTGCATCGTCATTCTCACCGAAACTCTTAATGACCTGCAGCGCCTCAGCCACTGCCGGGCCCGCAGAAGCAGGCCCGGCAAGCGGTTCTCGGTTGATCACATTCGATGGCCTGTTGATGGATGCAATCCAGTTCGCTCGGGCTCGGCCTGTATCAACTGGCGTCGAGAAAACGACCTGATTGTCAACTGCAATTGCAACAGCCCTGACGCCCTTTGTGGCATTCTTCGTGATGAGGTCAGCACGCTTCCTGATGCGTTTCTCAAAGTCACGGAATGACATCACTGGCCTTTCGGTGTTGCAGTCCTGTTCTTTGCTGCTTGCCGCTTCTGCTCTCGTTTCTCATTCTCAGCAGCAATCTCCAGATACGTCTGATCCATCCGACGAATCATGAATTCCAGGTCAGCAGCTTCCTCATCGTTCAGCTCATAATCTCGGGCAAACACCCGGATCGCACTGCCGGGGATTGGTGCCGGTCCAAATCCAACAGGACGATCCGAGGTGAGTTGCCAGAATGCGTGATAGTAGAAATGGCCATCGAGTCTCAGTTCTGGCTCATTGAGCAATTCATCCGGCAGCTCAATGCCGTTCTGCTCAGCCTGCATCCTCGCAAATTCATCAAGCTGCGATTCTCTCAAGCTGAATGCCAGAACCTCACTCAGTTTCCCGCCAGTTCCTCGGCTTCCTCCTGCTGGTAATTCGTGTGGACGTTGGCAAAGTTCTGCAGAGCCAGTGACAGGTCATTCAG